CCCCAGATGAAAGATGTTTGCCTCTTCTACCGAGAGTTGACGGCTTGCTAGATAGTCTGTTGCTATTTCTATCTTTGCCGCGTATCTCTGTGTTGCCTGTAGTAAGAACTGACGTTGCGAACTGGACAGCCTCACGGTAATCACCACCTTCTTTATACATTATAAGCGAAAAGGTATCGCCTTTGACACCACACCCGTGGCAGACAAAGGCGTTCTTATCATAGTTAACTGCTGCACTTGCATGACTATCATGATGGAACGGGCATTTCATTTTACGCCAACCACTACCTACTGCTGGTGTATCTGCACCTATGTAATGGAGGTACTCTTCAATGCTTGGCTTCTCCAAGTGCTCTCCTTAGTAAGTCTACATACACATAGCCAGGCATGGTGCAATACCAATCTTCAGGGTTGCCCCGACCCTTGCGTTTGTGCCACACCACGCCTGTCCATGCATTGTCGTTAGTCATCTCGACTATCAACTCTTCTGTCCACCCCGCCAAGTCCATCTTGGCGTGGTTTTTTATCTCTATTGTAACTCCAGGTATACCTGAAATGTCACCTTTGTCTAGCGTAGCACCAGCCAATCGTCTGTCTACATAAGGGAACCATTGCTTAAGGTACTTAACAACATCACGCTCTGCTCCAGAACCTTTGGCTTTTGCTGCGCTACTCATTACACGACCATTTCTGTTTGTCTGTAGTCTCTTACAACATCTTCTAAGTACATAGATGCTGGGTCAAATGATAGCGATACATATGTACTACCGCTGTGGTCTGCTTTGCCGTAACGATTTTTAACAGGGGCTACGCATAGGTATACGTCTGGTCCCTGCATCATCTGTCCTACTGTTAGTACCATAGCAGGTACTTGGCTAACCATACCTTGCAACGCTGAGCGTGGCTGACATGGATAACCTTGAGCACCTTCTTTGGTGTGGTGTAACACTAGTACACATGCATTGGTATCTCTTGCAAGATACTTAAGTTCTTTCATGACCTGTCGCATGGCAGCAAACTCTTCACCACCATCAACGGCTATGTCCATAAGATTATCTACTACGATAAGCGTTGGACTTCTACCCCACATAGTTTCAAATGCAGATACTTCTGCATCTAAATCATTAAGCGTAGGGCTAGGCTCGAATGACCAATACAAATTAGAGAACTCTCGTAAGAGTGTTTCTGCTTTGGCTGGCTCTGTTTTTAGCATGTGCTCAGCGTGTGCTTGCGTTATCTTTGCTTTCATTGCAAGCAATCGCATTGCCATAGTATGTGCATTAGTATCAGCAGAGAAATATAATGTTGGTTGTTTTAGTCTTGCTGCGATATGTAATGCAATAGATGACTTACCTGCGCCAGGTGTACCTGCAATTATAGTTACCTCTGCACGTCTAAGTATCATGCCTTCTCTTTGGAAAGCCTGAAAAGGTGGGGGTAATGGTTCTCCCCCCACCTCTGGCTTGCCAATACTACGGCGAAGTGTTTTCATTTATGCCTTTGTTTGGTCGGCTTGGAAATTATTCCATTCAGGTTGGTTGGCTTTGATGTATTGCGTGGTGCATTTAGTCATGTCACCTTGCTTGGCTGGACAGAAGTGGCCCTTATATGGGCCAAACTTACCTGTTAATCCATGGATACGTGTCATTGTACCGTGAGGACATAGGCGTTGACCTTCTGTTACATGAGCATATGTTGCTGGTGTAAATGGTTCTTGCTGTGTAACAACCTCAGTTGCTCTGAATGATGTAGCAATTGCTGCTACTTGTGGGTTAGGTGGTACTGCTGCATTGGTTGGCCTGACTGCTGCTTCCATTTCACTTACTGCTGATGCTAGTGATGCTAAAGACATGGCTACTACTTGGTCTAGTTCTTCACCGTTGTTGGCTCGAACTGTAACAAGAGAACCTGCTACTGTCTTAACTGTGATACTGATTGGTGCTTCGGTACTGGACATTATTCTCCTTGGATAGGTGTTACTAGGTGTTTCTTTGTATCTCGAAACGCACGAACTTTCATTGCTAGTTCTATGCCTTTCCATCCTTGCTTGATGTCAACAAAGTGTAGTTCACACTTGCCACTACCTGCTGGTAGGTGGACTATGATACCACGCTCTTGGTTCACATCTCCCCAACTACTACGGACTGCCGTAGTGGGGTCATACGGCAGGCCGTGAGCATACACGGCTAACTGCATGGCAATCTTATTTGGGTAGGCAATACTACCAGTCTTTAAGTCAGAGATAAACAACTCTCCTTTGTATCTAACTATGCGGTCAGGTGTACCTGCAATCTTGTACTTGTCCAACACGCAGAACTGTTCGATGAATACATTCTCGAACTGTTTAGTTGCTGCATCATATGCTTGTATGTCTGCAACATAATCTTCTGGTATCACTCCAAGGTCTTCGCCCCTGTCGTGCTTCTCTGTCAATGTATGTATGGCTGTGCCTATAGTAGCCTGTGCTGTTGCACCTGCTGCTTGCATAGCATCTTCTACTAACTTATCCATCTCTAACTTGTTATCTCTTGCTGCACTTGCAGCCAACAGTAAGTCAGGACGCAGGGTTAAACCTGCTGCTGCCATGCGTAACTTCCATGCTACTAATGCAGTGCCATCATCTAATGAACCTGCAACTGTAGTTGTCCGTGTATACGGTACAGCCTTGCCACCTTTAGGTGGTACAACCATTGGTCTACCGTATCTATCTCTTGCTACTTCTGACATACTTCTCCCTTGTTAAATAGGTTAGGAGGGTGGGAACAAGGAGAGAACCAAAACCCCACCACTCCTAACTTACCCATCATAGCATAGATAGACGGCTATGCATTGACGTTGTGCCCGCAGTTCGGGCAAAGTTTTTCTCGTTTCTTATATACTTCATGCATTACATTCTCTCTGAAGTCTTGATGCACATATATCTTACATCTGTTGCGTGCTTTAATTGCACGCACTATAGCACCTGACTGATGTAGTACTGACAGTACTCCACTAGCAGTACCGTGGTGCCAGCCTGTATCAACTGCTAACTCTTTCCAAGTTAGTCCGTTAATGCCTGCTCTTTTTAATAAGGACAACGCTAAAACCTGGTGGTTTAATTCCCGACCTGACTTAACATTATTTACAGCACGAGCCTTAGATGTATCAGTACCTGACCATCCAGCCGTACCTGTGTATGGTACGTACTCTGCCATTAGTAATCTTCACTGACATCATCTGTTGTTGTATCATCTATAGTAATGTCACCTTCATAGAAGTTAACATCAACATGTTCTGTGAACATACTTGCTGCTTCATCTTCATCTTCTGCTTCTACTTGGAAGGTACCAGTGATGGTGAATGAACCACCGTATGTAGTGGTAAGTCTAAGTGCGCCGATTGATTCAAGTAACTCATTGACGTCAGTCTTACTGACTGTCTGCTCACCAGCAACCCATTCAACTTCACTGAAGAAGTCACGGACCAAGTTACGTAACTTACCGATGTCTTTGCTGAGGCTAGTGTTTGCTTCTCCAAGTAATCCACTTCTTTCTTTACAGTATTTAAGGTCAGCAACCATGCGTGCTACTTCATTGTCTGTGTATGTAATCATAGCACCGTTCTCTCCATCTGGGATTGATATTGTGTTCATGTTTTCCTCTCGTTGTTTGTTTATACAGTAAGTAAAGACAATGCCTTAGTCTTTACTTTATCGTTGCGTCCACTCAAGGTGGCGGCGGCAAGTCGTTCCGCGCCACCCGTTGCATAGTGGTCAGCAAACTCTACCACTGCGTGCCATGCACCAAAGGCTGTACCCCTGATGTTCTCTTGCGTCTCTGACTCTGAATAGATAGCCCATGCTTTAGCACGTGCATCTACTGCTATAGTCTGTTGCTTGCGTTCACCTCTAGTAAGTAAGTCGTAAGGCTTGTCTTCTACTGTAGTAGGTAGAGGCCATACTGCCTTGAAGAAGTTAACTGCTTGCTCTCGTGTCATCTTACGCTGTAACAATACATCTGCTGTTAACTGATAGTCTTGGATAGCAGTATAAGTTAGGTTAGTAATGTTACGTATGTCGCCAATAGATAGTTCTTGATTGGTAGTGTGTGACATACGGTATGTGTACTCATTGTACTTACGAGTTCTATTACCGTTCTTGTTGCTAATCAAACCATTGACTTGGTTAGCACAAAACAAACGCTCAATGACTGGCTTGATTACTACTGATGACGAGCCATCATGTGATGTCTTGACCAGTAGGAATGCAGCATGTGGGTCATTGGCTACTGATATACCTTGAGGTAACTCAAGCATCATCCAGATGTTAGCACCACCATTGAACTCACCTGCTGCTGTATAGCGTGCATCACCTGAGTCTACTAGTGTATCTAGTGCATTGAATACTTCCATGTTCTGCACTACCTTGTACTTAGTACCAACAATACCAATGATTGAATTGTTATCCTCACGTACAATAGCCTGCTTCTTTGGTACCTCTTTGTATACTGCTTGGTCTACACCTTCAGCAGTTATATTGGCTGGCTCAATTTCTGCCATGAGTGGTGCGGTACGTACATTCCAGTTAAGTCCTGCTTGTGTTGCTGCATCTGATGCTGAGTTGGCTTCAACTGCAGTACCACCTCTTACCCATGCTGACCTATGTTTACTTGCTGTTGTCATCTGTTCCTCCAAAGATTCCTGCTGTTACTAATGGGTGTAGTTCTTCACGCATGTTATTGAACGAATCAACAGGCCAGTTGCTTTGGAACACTCGGTTCAATAGCATTGCTAATGAATAACCTTGTGCTGCTACTGGTCGTAGTACTTCACTTGCTTTACCATCTTCATGCTTCTCATAGTATGTAAGAGCAAGCAATGTAGTAGGTGCAGCATTGTATTCTTTAGGTGCATACTTTGTTAGTAACTTAAAGAATGATGTAGCCTTATCTTCTCTAGGATTCATGATACCTAATACATAGTCACGCACCTGTATATCTTTAAGTGCTAACAGTACATGAGGTATCATATCATCTGATATTGTATCAGCATTATATGCATACTCTACTAATGTAGCAGCCTTGCGTTGTCCATCTGAACCTTTTTCAAACTGTCCTTTTTCATCTTGTCCAGTTGTAGGTAGTAGTTCTGCTATCTTTTCTTTTACTTGTGTCTTATTCATTTGCATCTCCCTTGTTTGTTATTCCTTTAGTTGATTGCCATACCCACACTACATCTACTTCACCGTATCGTAGTGTGCTTGTTGCTTTGCGTAAAGCATCATCATCATTGTCTGCTTCCACAAAGAACGCTATGTTTACCTGCCATTGTCTAGTACCAGCCATGCTTCCTCCAATATGACCATGCTATTGATGGTCTATCGTACCTATGAACTATATACTCCAGCCCCCGCGCAACTTGTTGCGGGGCTGGGGTACCAGGCTTAGTGTGCAATACCTGTGCTATACCATAGGCTGTTGAGTCAGGGTTGTCCGCTTCTGGATTCCATGCTGATTCCTTACCCCATAGTTTCATCAATGCTTTATGCTCACCTCTACCCCATTCGGGGTACCACATTTTCATGTATGAGATAGCATATATCTTTGCTGTGTATGGTGTCCATATCTTTGGCAGCATTTCTTTATTGATGCATATGTCATTGACATGTTGCGAGTAGTACTTAAGTGGCATGCCTATCATTGTTGTTAACGTCAGCACTATTGTGCTGCCTATAGATAGCATTCTTTTCATGTTGTTATCCAAGGTATCTCCTAGTCTTCGTCTCCATACATACGGTCAGGTATATTACATACACACTCATAGATAAAGCAACCACATTGGTCGCACTCATCTGATTCACCTGTTGCTATAGGGTCATCTAACTGTGGCTCACTCATAGTTTACCAACTTGCTTGGTATTCAAAGACAGCATCATCAATGCTTTCATTAATGATTTTATCTAACTTATCTTTTGTTTCTTCAATATCTTTCCAGTACCATTCATTAATTTCCATACTACCATAGAAGAAACCTGGTGTAGGTGGTAGCACTTCTTGTGCGTAACCTTCTGTATGTACATCTAATACTTTAATACATAGTTCACGCAGTTCATACAAGTCCTGCTTCTGTAGTTCAATGGGTGTGCAGTCATCTACTGCATTAGTATGATTGATAATCCAACCATGAATAGCATTAGCCTTACGCCAGTATGCAACTTCATGTGTTTGCTTTTCGTATAGATACATGTCTAGCCCCATGATTATTCCTCCTCTAGTCCTGCGTCTGATAGGTCTCCAGGTAATTGCAGTGGTTCTACTTCTTGGATAGATACTTGATTGACAAAACCTTTAGTCTCTAGTACCCATGTGGCACCGTATACTTCAGTCAATCTATACCATGCCTGTTCTTCTATGTCTCTCTTGTCTGGTGTATGTGGCATCTCTACTGTAGTGACCATTACAAAATGGTCTGCTGCCATTAGTACATCGTATGTTAGTTTAGTTTGTTTCATTTGTATAACTCCTTGTTGTATATATCTCCCGCATATCTGCGGCTATCTGACCATGCATTCTCACCATAGAAGTACTTAACTTTATATCCTTTTCTTTGTGGTACTGCTTTCATAAAGGCATCATCTATGTCAGCATAGTATATCTTAACAATACTATTGCTGTTGTCTTCCATTAAAAACCATTGCTTTACTTCTGATACTTTAGGTTTAGTTAGTCTACTGTGCATTAGAATGGTACCTCCGTATGGTTCTTGCATGAATTTCTCCATGCTTTTAGTCTGGACTTGAGGAATCTATTTTCATTGAGCAGTTGTATGTTAGCATACATCATTATAAACATAAGCAATAGACTTGCACCTAATGCTATAGTTATAACAATCACATCACCGTATGATAGAATCATTGTTGTCTCCTTGTCTAGTTATAATAATCTAATGGAATTGCAGTGGTCCGCTGAGGTTACGGTTTTGCCGAGCAAAGCGAGGCAGGGATTGTTAGTCCCTGCCTCTATACTCTAGAGTATTTCTATTGCGTGTACTTCTAGTTGGTAGCGGAACTCATCTTGTCCGCCTGTCTTAGACTTAGCAACCCACTGGGTTAGTCGTCCAGTTAGTGTCACTGGTGTTGTCTCTGGCTTGCCTTGTCTTGCATTGTCTAGTTCTGCTAGCGTCTTGATAACTTCTGGGTCTGTAGCCTTGAAGCCTACGCCTACAATGTATTTAGGATTTCCTACTGCATCTCCGTTACTCATGCGTGGTACATCTCGCTGGCTAATCCAGCCTATGATTTGTGTACCGTAGTCATTTGTTTTGATGCTTTTGTCAGTGAACGCCTTGATTGTGCCACTAACTGTTAATGTGTTTTCTAGCATTTCTTTCTCCTTGTTTGTTGTTGTTTGTTAGTTGGTCGGGGTTGCCCCTGTCGCCAGGACAGGGGAACCCCGATTGTACTCATACTAGGTTGTGCTCTAGCGGTTTGTCGCAGACTTGACAGTCGTTGAACATTTTGGGCGTGAGTATGTTGCACCATTTGCATTGCACCTCACGCTGGCGTTGTGCATGGTCGTCTAATTCCCATAGTTCTTCGTATACTCCACCGTCTTGGAGTTGTACTATGGGTGCGCTGAACTCTTTGCGCGTTAGGTACGGTTCGTCTTTGTCTATGAACTTAACCGATAGTTCTATTAGTTTGAATGGGTTGTCGCTGTCCCATACTTCTGTCATCTTGGCTTCCCACTTTTGTTCTTTGATGTAGGATTCTGATGCTACCCACTCACTTGCGCTGGGTTGGTCATCGGTTCGTGACCATTGATTTTTGTATTGCATGTTGCCTTCGTCTACTATCTCGTAGGCTATTGCATCATCTCTACCTTCTTTGTCCTCAACGCAGGGTATGCACCTGTATTCTGGACTGTACTCACTCGCAATGGCGCAGTCATAGCATGTGTTGGTGACACTGATGCCTTGCGATTGTGCGTATTCACTCATTTTAATCCTCTCCTTTGTTTGTGCCTGGTGCTTCTGACATTATCCGAGCCATCAGTCCGTCATCGGACATGGCTCGGCGTAGTATTGCTTTGTACTGTTCTTCTGTCATTCTGTTATTCTCCATCCATCGCAGTACTTATCTTTGGTGCGTGGGTGCCAGTTACTTGTTACCC